CTATAAAGTGGGCTTGTTGTCTATATAAGTGGGCTTTAAGATTCTTTAGGAGTTGTTGAGAACGATTATCATTTAAACGAAAACAATAGGTAGGAAAAAGAGAGAGTTTGAAAAGGTTTGACGGTAGGCTGATAGGTGCTTGATAGGTGGCTTTTAAGGCTTTAAGTGGCCTTAAGTGATATAGTATCGCCTTTAAACTGTAATAAAAACAACAACTTAGCGGGCTTAGGTGGTAATTGGCTGGTAATTGTCTGGCAATGCGGATTGATAAAGGATTCTATGGGGGCTAGGGGGGGATTCCCGCACGATTATCATTAAAAAAGGATAACATATTTTTAGTTAGAAATCTTAAAGACTCCCAAAGACTCCCAAAGACTCCCAAAGTAATCTAGTAGAATCATACCACATTGCTAAATGAAGCCAATGTGTTCTTAAAGACTATCTATATGTATATACCTAGGTAGGTAGGTATATGTACTACTAATACATATCACTATGTACCTTGATGTACCACTCTTAGGGAGGCACAGGGCTTCCCTTAGAACGGTACGTTAATTGACAAACAGAGGGGGTCAGTGAAAGCCCCACAGCACTAGGTCTGTAGGTCACTTTCAAACACTGGTATGTATTAAGCCCAAAAAGTATAGTTAGTTTTTACGTCAGAAGTGTTGAGGTGTCCAATAAATTTATCTAGCTCTATGTCTAGTAATTCACTATGTCTCTCTAGCATCATTTCGTCTGCATCACTAGCCATTTGCTCTACCCAGTAGGCTGTAGCCATAGCTAGGGCATCTAAACGGTCATCATGGGCTAATGCACCACGATCTTTAGTAATCCTAGTCATCTGGTAGAACAAGCTATAGCGTTGAGCTATGTCATTAGGGTACTTTTGGATTGAGTCGTAGTCCTTCTGTATGACCTCTTTATCAAACACAAGCCTATGCTGGTTCATTACAGGCTCAAGAGTGTCAATGATTCTTAACTCTTTCTGTTTGCTGTGTCGAACTTCTTCAATAGTCACAGGGTATACTTTAGCAAAGTAAGGTTTGATAAGTTCACTGAACATACCATCACCAAAGTTACTCTCTATTAACACGTAGTTCACCTTGTTCTTCTTAGCTATATCCACCAAAGACTCTAAAGCCCGCCTTGAGTAACCACCTTCTACACCTCCTGCATCTGGACAGTATAAGAAGCCGTTGAGCATCTTTAGAACTGCATAAGAGGTCTCGTCTGCGCCACGACCAGAGGGGTCAATCGCCATGACTGAACCTGTGTAGTCTACCCAATCACCAGAGAGCTTAAATGGCTCGTAGAAGCGGTCTCCACGCATCCCTAAGTTGGGTATGTCCTTGACTTCAAGGTGGCTTAGAGTACCGTGTATTGGCTTCTCAGGAGCCTTAGATACATCTACAGACATTACTATTAAATCCTTAAGCTTCAAGGGGTGTCTGTCTGCATCTGACAAGCTAGTATCTAGTTGGAATTGCAGCGCATACCCTGAGCGTCCATAAGATAACTCACGTTCTAGTAAGTCTTCCTCATCGAATCTCATGGGGTCAGTGGGTTCCCATTCTATCTTAGGGTTTGCCTCAAGCTCTTGCATCAGACTAGGGGCTATTCGATCACCATAACGGTTAACCTGATCTGCTCTAGGATAACGGCTAGGCCATATACGAGTTACGTACCCCTTGTCTTGGAGACCATCATATAGAGACTCTTCGGTCTGAGGTGTCCCAAGGTAGATAATTTTAGAGGTGTCTAAAGGTTTAAGTACAGCGTCAAACTCAGTTACTAGAATCGTTAGCTTCTCCCGCATCTGTTGTGTTTGGGAGTTGTTAGGAACCTCAATGTCATCTGCGATTATAAGGTCAGCGCGTGAGCCTGTAAGCTGTCCCGTAATACCCACCGACTTAACACTAGGACTGTGTGAGGCCATAGCACCATTCACGTTGAATGCTATTCTGCTCCATAGTTGGTCTTTGTCGGGGATAAGGTGGGCCAGTAAAGGCATTTCCATGATGAGTCTTTGGGTAAACATTGAGAACGCATCTGCACGTTCTTTAGATGCCGATACCACCATGATCTTTAAGTCAGGGTCTAGCATCAAACGCCACACCACATAAGCACTAGTTATGTAGGACTTACCTACACCACGGAATGCTTGGATAATGGAACGCTTGGGGCTTGTCTGAAGGTAGTCTGCAAGGTCGTATTGAACTTTGGTAGGTACTGGTAGGTTTAGTTGCATCCATACTAGGTACAAGAAGTTTCTAAAGTCTTTTAGAGGGTGCTTAGTAGCTGTCTCCACATACGCCTCCTTATTAGTGAGCTAAAGCGTCTTGAAGACTCTCAGAGTTAAAGGGTAACGCACCCATTAAACCGTCTAAAGGAGACCCTTGAACGGGTATAGCATCTATGTTGTTGTCTTTAAGAAACTTAATAGCGTTACTTATATCTGCTGGTTTAGCATCTCCTGACTGCACACGTTCTAGTAGCTCTTGGGCTACAGCACAGTGTAAAGTAGAGAGCATTTTGTCTACGCTAGTATCCATTTCTGCCTTTCCTCCAACCTCGGTTTTTAGCCTTAGATTGAATTGATAAGTTGTTAGGGGAGTTGTTGGTAGGGTTACGGTCTTTATGATCTACGTCTTTACCATCACCTTTCTTAACTGTTCCTTTTTTGATTAGTAATGATCTAGCTTTGTTACGTCCAGACCTACGCTTTCGTTGTTCGGGTTTACTGTGATAAGAGTCGTATTCATGCCTGTAGTTTCTAGGCTTCATTTTGTGAGTCCTTTAGATTTCTCAAAGGTGCGTAAACCTCCTAAGCCCAGTAAGGCCATAACGAGGGTTGTAAGCTCTGCTGCTTGAATTGAGGGGAGTTCTGCGGGGAGTGGGGCGTAGGCATTGATAAGACCAGCGAAGGGGAGAATGAGAAATTGATAACCTAAACCAATCGCACATACCCAACCTATAGCTGGTCGCCAACCTGCCACAAATACAGACCTATGTTTGGCTTCTTCTATGTTAGCCATTGCCTGCATAATGTGCGGTTTTTGAAGTGCCTCAGTGATTCTAAGACTAGCTATAGCCTTTTCTTCGTCTGAGGTAAATAAATCATCAAGCCCACCCATGACTCCCTCTGCAATACCCGCGAAGGGGTTCAGAGATTTCATGTGTAGTTTTTCCTATTGTTAAAGTGTGGCTAGCTTTAGCATACCCATAAGTCCTATTTGTTCTGCGAATACAACTCCACCAGCGCCTACCGCAATCCATTTGATTTGCCTGAGTAGTTCGATGATAGAGTCGAGGGTAGCCTTGAGTTCACCAGAAGTTTGCTTGAGTAGATTGATTTCACTTTCGTGACCATCAACACGCCACTCTAGCTTTGTGATAGCTTCTTTTGAGGGGTCCATTGATTACTTATCCTTGTACGATAGCTTCTCTAGCTTCTTGGCGTTTGGTTAGGATTTCTTGCGGAATAGTCACACCTGTCTCAAACTTACGGATAGCGTACCAATCTGTATCAGCTAGGTACATTTGAGATTCTAAGTTAGTTAAAGCCTCTGCATCTTCCTGTTGACCTTCAATGTAAGCTACTAACTCTTGCTGTTGTTCAGCAGTAAATCCTGTCCAATGACCATTCAAGACATAGCCTTTAGAGGTTTCATGGAACTGGATTTCGTCATAATAGAAACTAAAATCTGGCTTCATGAAACCTTCAAGACGCTTCCCCTCTTTTTCTATAACGCTTAAACCGTTTTGGTGTATAAATGTATCCATCTTCAAATCCTTGTTAATAATAATACGCTGTATAATTTTGAGTTTGATACGCTGACGTGTCTATCCACTTTGTTTGATATTCGTCAATGTTTAGCCCATAAGCGCGGGTTTTTCTACTGCCCGCAGAAGAGTCATAACCACCTTGGGAGTACCTAAAATTTCCTTGTATCATGGCTGGCCCGTTGTAATAAGAGGTATTATTTGCTATCTGCATGCCCGTATACCCTTCTCGCCACCACGAAAAGTGGCGACGTTGCGAAGCATAATAACCGCCATGTTGAGCATTAACCGACCCTCTGCCGCCGCGCGTTTGTATTCGCACCCAACTAGAAGTATTGTAACCACTGGCTACCCACACTTGCCTTTGTGCGGTGTACCTTTCCCAAATACGGACGCCATTGAGCATTACTTTAGAACAGTCAGCTCCATTAAACTGAGTGTGTGTGTAGCTTGAAGCGAAGTTAAATGATTGACTCATAGTAACCTCCTGTTATGTAGTGATGTACAAGGTTGTACCTGACTTAGAGAACGTAGCTCCTACTGGGCCTTGAGAACCTGTTGCCCCCGTAGCACCCGTAGAGCCTTTCGGGCCTGTACCACCTTGAGGACCTGTTGCCCCTCGCCCACCCGTAGCACCAGTGTCGCCCTTATCCCCTTTTGCACCCGTATTTCCTTTACCACCTTGAGGTCCAGCAGGGCCTTGAGGACCCCGTGAACCAGTTGGTCCTGTACCACCTTCCTTGCCTTTGACTCCTTGGATTCCAGCAGGCCCCTGAGAACCTGTCAGTCCTGTTGCACCTTGAGGGCCTCTGGGGCCAAGATTACCTTGTGCGCCATTGTCACCATTAGCACCTGCGTTACCTTGAGGACCTCGGTTACCTGTTGTTCCTTTAGGACCTTGAGGCCCTGTAGAACCTGTAGCTCCTTTAGGACCTGCGTTACCTTTAGGACCTTGTGGGCCAATTGCCCCTTCCTCACCTTTAGCACCCGTAGAACCTTTAGCACCTGTAGGTCCAGTGTTGCCTTTAGGACCTTGTACGCCTGTTAGTCCTTTGTCGCCCTTTGGTCCTGTAGAACCTGTTGGACCAGCACCACCAGTATTACCTTTAGCTCCTTGAGGCCCTGTGTCACCTTCATCCCCAACGACACCTTGTACTCCAGTGCTTCCTTTAGGACCTGCGTTACCTTTAGGACCTTGAGGACCAGTACCACCTTGCAGTCCAGTTGAACCAGTGTCACCTGTAGGGCCAGTACCTCCCGTATTACCTTTGGGACCTTGAGG